GGATACAACTCATAGCCAACCTCATCCAAGCCCGCAGGCAACTCGGAGGGAACCTCGTCCTTGCGACCCAGCCAGCCAAGCTTCTTATAAAGAATACGGTCTTTCCATGCATCTGGATTTGGATAGTGACTATCAGCCGTAGAAATCAGCTTCATGCCAAATTCTTCGGACATTTTAATAATGTACTGGTTCAATAGATGCTGCTCTGGAATATTATTCCACTGAAGTTCGCCATACCAGCGGTCACCAAAAATCTCTTGCATCTGGCTTGTTGTTTCCCGCATATCAGCAAGAATCCCCACTTCATCGAAGCGTGTCCGATTGCCCTCATCGTCATATACTGCGTTTCGCCACATGCAGCCAGCATAAACCCCACCAAGGCACGCAGAGGCGGCGATAACGCCCTCAGAGTGCTTGGCAAGCAATTCATAATCAACACGGGGGAAGCGATAGTAGTTATCGCCTGAGAACGAGTCTGACACCATCTTGAAAATGTTATTCAAGCCTGTCTGGTTCTGAGCCAGCAGAATAAGATGATTGCGACGATTCACCAGCCCCTTGAAGTGCCTCTGTTCGTCTTCGACCACTGCGCCGCCTGTGCTGCCGTCCTTGAGTGCAGAAGCATTCTTCTTGACTTTCTTGGCTTCATCATAATCGTCCTTCCAGCCCGCGATGGACGGATGGAAATACGCCTCAACACCGTAAATCGGCTTAAATTCTTTTCCTTCGGCTCGCATCTTCTTCGTGTGCAAGACTTGATGAGCCAAGCCATTGCAGTTGCCGTGGTCGGTTAGCGCAAGGGCTTCCATGCCATTATTATAAGCGTAGTCCATATGCTCTTGGGGGTAACCAAGCGCATCGAACGGAGAACCCGCCACAGAGTGAGCGTGAAGCCCAACGAATGGAATAGTAGAATTATTTCGCATCAGGACACATCCTCTTAATAGCAACCAGTAAAATCTCGGACGCCTCAACCATTAACTCTCGCGCCATTGTGACATCCTCTATATTATCAGATTGGTCGGGTTTGTCAAGTGATTCAACGAAATTTTCCAAAAATAATTTTATGTTGGTGTCAAGCAAAAAATACCTTACTGGTAGCCCCGCCATTTCCTTATCTGTATAAGACATATCGTCAAAGGTTCTCTCAATCTGATTCTGCACCCAATCCTCCCATTTTATTCCACTTTTTTGGTTTAAAGAAATCGGGCTTTGTTAGTGACTCGCCACCCGACCAATATTCAGTCAATCCATCCCATGAGTCCACTCTGTGATACCACGGAACCTCAAACTTTGAATCTATATCTATTATAACATCTGAGAACACTTTGTCAAGGGAAAAGTTTCTTGCAGACCATCTTTTTTCAATTGGCAAGCGATTTCCGTCTGAATCGTGCAAAGACGTTCCTTCTTCACGCACCCTTCTCCTACATCTCTTGAAATCTTCACCATCGAAGGTAAATCCCAAATACTCACCTGTTATAACAGAACCGCCTTTGTATGTCAAGCAAAAAGTTCCGTTTCTGGAAATTTTGCGGCGAAAATTTTTGAGCAATTCGGGATTATAGATTCCGTATGGAAATGCACAATAAAATTTATCTGGGATGAGCCACTTACTGATGCGCTTAGAAATATAATAGGCACTGAGCGCACCGTACAAGGCTGACCACCCTAAGCAATCCCTTCTGTCTCTGTCCTTCGGATGCACGGGAACATAGTAAATCGGAATGCGCCTGCGCTTCTCAGATTGAAAGATTCCCTTTTGCAGCAGCGAGTTGGGGTCAAAAATCCACTCCCCCATGCGCTCTTTAATTAGTGGCTGCATGTCCCTATGGCACACGACCCAGATAGTTTCTGACCCAGCCCACGCACATTCCAGCACTGCTCGCTCCACTGCCAGATAATTTTTTCCTATCGGCATCAAGGAATCGTGCCACGGCATATCGAAGTCCAGCGGCTGACCAGCCACGGGAACCAGCCCCGCCAAGTGAAAGGCTGAAGTGTTTTGTTCACCGCTCTCTATCACACCGCACACCTTTAATTAAATAATTTAGATATCCACTTTTTGAGTGCGGATACCTGACTGATGAACTACCCATAATCTTAATACCATCGGGCAATTCTGAATAGAGATTGACCCCCTTCGGGTACACCTCTCTCACGCGGGACTCTAACTTCAAGGGCAAAAACCTGCCCGCACCATTGCCAGTGCCTTTGATTCCAGCCTCTTTCATTATTTCTTCTGTCTTGATTCTGGTTATCAATTCTGAATATTCAAAGTCTTGCAACTGTTCGTCGGTAAGATAGCTTATAGTACACGCATCCATCAGGTCATGATTGCCATCAATCCTCTCGGATGGATAAAAATTTACCCCCACGATGAATGGCGAATTGTATATATGAATTCTATGAAAATCATGCTTCATACCGCTTCGCACATCAATCCAGTCCAAGACTTCGTTGAGCGGGTCAGACCTTTCAGCAGAAGGTAACCCATCGACACTCCCATCATCAAACATAAGAAACGAAGAAGCCTGAACAACATGAACACGGTGCCCAACAGTCATTCTTAGTCCTTCGTCAGATATTCTGATTTGAGAAATTTTATTGCCAAATTTTATTTGTCCTGCCAAGGAAAGACAAAAGTATAAATGATGCCATTCTTCTGTGTCACCAGTAAATCGGTGGGGCGGCTTGGGGTTGAGATAGACCAGTGGAAGGTCGCGCTCAAATGCATGGCGCAACGCCTCAATGGTACACCCAACCACCAATTCCTGCATACAACTTCACTTCCTTTAATTAACGAACGGGCTGCTTGCAGACCACATAGTTCTCTTGCACAAAGTGGTATTGACCACCCAAGGCATCGACACAGACCAGCATGTTCCCGCGAAACACGACAACACCACCAACATCATCCACAGAGAAGCGTTCACAATCAGAAGAAACCTCCTTGACCACGCCGACTTCCCACTCCTGAACTGCCTTGTAGTCCTCTGGCATCAAGACTCCCCCCGCAGCATCGGAGGGAGCCTGCTGTACGATGTCAACCCTGACATGTCTGTTCATCGGTATCATCGAAGCTTCTTATTGACAGTGTTGTAGTAATCCATCAACTGCTCAGGGTCAGTGTTCTTCTGAATCATACGGAACGCCTTAACAGCCAAGCTGATATCCTCACGGGACAACCAACCGTTCTCAATGTAGTTACCCTTGAGCGCACGCTTCTGTTCCTTAAACGGCTCCATAGCTTCTTCAATCGCTGCGAGAGACTTCACATAATTGATGACATGCTCATCTTGCTCCGTCACGATTTCATTACCTGTCTCGTTCATACCAAACTCCTTTTGTTTGTTGGTTTGTTTTACTATACTAATATACCCTATCTTGACCCGTTTGTCAAGGACTTTTTTTATTTTTTTATCCACACTTCGCATAGCCGCAGGAAGTACAAGTGACGCAGCCATCTTGGTAAATCAAAGTCTCTGCTGCACAAGCCTCGCACACCTTGTCGCTGGGCAACTCGCCATCCTGAATATAATTCTTTAGGATGCGAGCGATGCACCTTGCGAAGCTGAACATGTCGCTGTTTTTATCTTTCTGCAACTGTTCCACCATGAACCTCGGACGTGCGCCATGACGTAGCCCAAGTGAAATCATGCGGGTGAATGAAGCGTTGCTGGGGTTATCGAATACCTTGACCACATCCTTAATATTAATCGTGTCGCCGTTGTATCCAAATGATAAATCGTATCGGTTATTTCTTGTTTTGTAACTGTGCTTGGTCAAGCTTCCTTTATTATATTTCTTTGGAATCTCAATCAGGCTCGCTTCGCCAGCCAAAACTTCATAAGGCTTATCATCTAACAAGCCAACAAGCACAACCCACTTCTCCCCCTGAATGGTGGTGTGGTGGATGTCGCAATCGACAACCTCTGGACGCTTGGGTGCGGTGTGGTGTGGAAAGCCAGTGGTTTGTGCCGCATCGTCATTAGACACAAGGACACCTGAACGGCTTCCATCGACGTACACAGTCACGCCCTTCAGCCCTCGACGCCAGCCCTCAAGATATAAGTTGCCCACAACCGATGGCTCGGTGCCAGCGGGCAAATTAATTGTAGAACTAATTGCGTGGTCGATGTTGTCTTGAATCGCCTGCTGAATTTCAACACGACGTGTCCAATCAATCTGGTCGGACTCAACAAAGAAGGCGGGCAAGTCCTTTCCTTCGTTCATTGCCCTCCACTGCTCCACGTTGTGATGGAACACTTCAAATTCTTTCCAGCGGTCACCGAGGTCATCAACAAAATCTGGTTCGATGTCGCTCTCGTCATGGCTCATCTTTCGGCGACGTACATAAGAGTTTCTAAATACAGGCTCCAGCCCCGACGAGGTTTGTGAAAGAATTGAAACAGAACCAGTGGGTGCGTTCGTCAAAAGAGAAATGTTCCTTCTTCCATGCCGTGCGATTGCCCGCTGCAATGTCTCGGGAAGCCTTTTGATATACCCATTGTTCCTTTCTTTATTCCAAGAAAATACGGGGAATTGGCTTCGCTCGGTCGAGAGATTGACACTCTCCTGATAAGCGGTATCACGAAGACAAGCATAGATGCGAGAAATCATCGCAAGCCCTTCGTCGGAGTCGTATCCCATGTTAAGGCAAGCCAAGGCATCTGCCAAGCCGTGAGTCCCAAGACCTGTCCTGCGCCCATCTCGGGCTGCAACGTACAGTTTGCTCCACAACTCTTTTTCATCTGGAGTGTCCGCTAATTCAATAATTGTTTGTAGCTTTTCAAGTTCCAAGTCAACCAAGTCATCCGACAATCTCATTGCGGCTGAGACAACTTCGGTAAACTTTTTAAATTTAAACTTTGCGTGGACCGTGAACGGTCCCGTGACAAAGTTTTTTAAATTAATAGAAATCAGCCTGCAAGAGTCATAAGCAGAGAGAGGGATTTCCGCGCACGGGTTCGTGCAAATCGTAGCAAACCCATCTTCAGCATAAGAATGTGCAGGCAGGTTATTAATAATGTTGTCCCACATTAAAATACCGGGTTCGGCGGTGGTGGTCGCCGACTCAACAATGGTATTCCAGAGTTCTTCGGCTTGAACCTCTTTTGTGTACTTGGGGTTTTCAGAGCCGACTGGATAAGTCAAAGTAAACGACCGCTTATTTTGTACCGCCGACATGAAGTCATCGCTTATCTTGACAGAAACATTTGCTCCTGTCACTTTTGTTAAGTCGTGCTTCATGGTAACAAACTGTTCAATATCTGGATGGCGCACATCCATCGTAATCATAAGTGCGCCACGGCGACCGTTCTGACCAATCATGCGGCACACATAAGAATAGAGGTCTGCGAATGACCAAGCACCCGTGGTTGTTCCAGCAGAATTATTTACCTGTGCGCCATCCGGTCGCAAATCAGAGAGGTCAAGCCCAACGCCGCAACGACGCTTAAACAAATTAGCCAAATCTCGACCAGAGTTAATGATTGAGGAAATGTTATCTGCTGGTGACTCGACCACAACGCAATTTGATAGCGAGACATTAACATAATCATTTCCAACCCCCATCATTGGCGAACCTTGGGGCACAATGTACTTAAAATTATCGAAATATTCAACAATCTTATCCTGACTTAATGCTCTAGGTCCACCATACTTCTTCTCAATCCTTGCAAACTCCGCAGCCATGCGGTTGTGCATGTCTCTTGGAGTTTTTTCCACAAAATTCCCCTGCTTATCGCGGAGGCAATACTTGGTAATGAAAACATTTGTGGCAAGTTCATCACCATTAAAATATTGAAGGGTCGCCTCCCTTACTTCATCTTCATTGTACATCTATTCCTCTTTCTTCTTTGTCCTGAACGCCTTGTAGCGGTCTTTCAGTGACTGAGCCTGTTCTTTACTAGACTTAGAAACTGCCTGATTGGGTGTCATACCTGAGCCAGCTACAACCTTAATTTTTACATTGGCTGTATCCATAAAGATTGGATAGACAATTCCATCTGGACCGTTTCTATTCTTTGCTATGAAGAACCTTCCCTCGTTGGTATTTTTATCTTCGATTGTCCGTGAAAGGGAGAAGATGAAGTCCGCAACGAAGCACTTGTTGAATGCCTCAGAGATAGACTCCATCGTAATGACCTCTGCATTCAAACCAGAACGATTTGTCTGAGAAGCAGTCCACACTGGACACTCATAGATTTGAGCAATTGCTCGCAACTCTTCATAAATAGATTCCAGTTCATTTCTTTTTTCACGCTGGATGCTGATTGGTCGCAATAAGTCTCCATAATCTACAATTACCATGCCCACGTCGATGCCGCGACGATGCAGTTTATCCAAGTGTGCGGCGATGGTCTTGGTCGAAGCCGACTTGGTGGGATATTCCTTGACGATTAGCTGACCTTCAATGTCCTTGATTGCATCAAAAATCTTTTCTTTGTTAGAAAATGTAGATGACAGCGGAATTCCAGTGATGCAACTGTCATAGCGTGTCGCCACTACCACATCCGCAAGTTCAAGAGTGTAGTGGACAACAGTCTTACCCTCTAAAATACCTTGGGCACCGAGATGCACCAATGCCATTGACTTGCCCGCGCCTGTGGGTGCGATGCAGACACCAAGTTCTCCCGCTCCCAGTCCACCTCGGCAGATAGAATCAACCTGTTGCCAACCTGTGGACACAGGGTTCCGCGCCTTAATCTCAAACCTTCTTTCAAAGTCCAAAATATAATCGTAACCAGCATCGTTGGGCGAACCCATATTAAGAGCGTCGTTCATAGTTTTGCTAATCTCGTCAAAACTAGATGACTTGATTAGCCCAACGCACTTGAGCATCGCTGCCTTCAACTTCTGCTTCCGGCAGAAGTCAAGCGACACCTCTTTGATATGTGCGGCACCATCTACCTGAGTAGGAGAGGCATAGACCCTCGCATAGTAATCCCGCATCTGGCGACGGACAACTTCATTAATGTCTTCCAACTCTGCGCGGATGATTGTTGCCATGGTATCACGCGATGGGTGCGTGCCATATTTCAGGCGGTAATCAAATATTTTTGAAACGAACTCTTTTAGATATCGGACTTCAAGATATTGATAATCTAAAACTTCACTGATTTGGTCAGCGAATACACGGTCATCAAGGATAAGCTGTGCCAAGCCTTCTTGAAATTTTGAACCATAATGTGAGAAATCTGTACGTTCTTCAGCCATTGCAACAGCCATTGCTACCCCGATAATGTGTTTTTATGTTATCTATAATATATATCATTTCAAGTCATTTGTCAAGGGAAAATCGGTTCATTGTTTGAAATAAATCATCCCAATTGCCTTGACCAAACCCATCCTGTATCATCATCTTCCGAACCTCAGTCTTATTGAATTCGTTGACGAAGTTTTTTACGGTATAATTAATTTTCTTCTTCCCTTGGGGTGGAATGGCTGGTCGATAAAGCTGCATCATCTTATAGTTTAGCTTAACCTTATCAAATTCTTCCACAATTCTTGAATACGCTTTAATGTTGCTGTCAATATTAGCACAGTGTTCATAGACATCATTGAGCGAATATGTCTTATCCTCGGACAAGAAAGGCAGGCGCTTGGCAACGGTAGGAAGTCCTACGCCAGCGACACCGGGTAGGTTATCGCTTTTATCACCAGCTATTGCCCTTGCCAATGCAAAGTTTGTGGGGTGAACCCCATGACGTTCCGTGATTGTGTGCTTGTTCAAAACTTCTTTCTGAATCGGACGAAACACCACAGTCTCGTCATCGCACAACTGAAAGAAATCTTTATCGGACGAAACAATCACCTTCTGCCAGCCTCGGTAGGCAGGCATCTGAACCACATGCGAGATAATATCATCTGCCTCAACCGCTTCCAGCATCAACTGGATAATCGGAAGACTATTAATATATTCAACCAGCCGCGTTTGCTGCCAAATTTTATTTTCGATTTCTTCAGCCTCGCTCATGTTCCGAACATCGCGGTTCAAGCGGATGGGTTTCCGACCCTCCTTATATGTCTTGACCATCGACTTACGACGTTGCGAACCGCCTGCACCGTCCCAACAGATGACAACACCATCAGGCTTGGTTTCCCGCACCAGCTTCTGCATTATCTTCAGGAAGCCCTTCAAGCCTCCGATGGGCTGACCATTAGTAGACAACGACGGGTCAACAATATACGCCCTGAAATACATGTTCAGCGCATCAATAACCAATAGTCTTTTCATCTTCATCCTCGATTTTATATGTTCCCCATTCATTGGGTCCAACTGTGTATACGACTCTTTTAATGCCAACATAACTCATAACCTCATGACACATCGAGCAGGGTTTGCTATTTTTCCACTCGCCATTTTTATTAATACGGGCAACATAGACTGTTCCCCCCTGTGTTATACTCTTGTCAAGCCCCAAGATACATGCCAATTCAGCGTGATGTGTGGCTCGACCAAGGTGACGCTGACGAAATCTCTGACCGAACGACGTGTGATTATCACTGTTCGCTGCGACATTCACAACTGAGCCACCCCGAATCAAAACTGCTCCGTGACGAAATGTTTCATACCCAGACTGCTCTGCGACTTTCGCCGCCATCTTCAAGCCCCGTGTTTCTTTACACACCGTTACCGCCCAGTGAGAAAAAAACCCCCACTTGTTACCAACAGTATAGCACAAGTGAGGGCAAGCTGTCAAGTACTTTCTTTCACTAACTTTTTGATACATCACCTCCTTGGTCGGCGATGTCGTAGAAGTCGGAAGCATTACCTTCTCGACTGTCGAAACGAAGAATAATTTCTTCGTCCATCAACTCCAAGATACGGTCATAAAACTTTTTATTTTCAAGTTTCTGGAGCCAAGTGGCGCTTTGAAACTTTTCAGTCGTGCCGTCCTTGTGAGTCAATGTATACCACGCACCGCCAGATGTCAAGTGCTTAGAACCCTTGACAGCTTCTAACCAACTATCCCTATCCTTAATTCCCACATCGTCGCCCCAGAGAATCTTAAAGGCACACTGCCTGCCCTGCGTTCCGAACCGCGACTTCTCAAGTTTAACTTTGACCTCGGAGCCAATCCGAAAGCCATGGTCATCCATAATGAACGATGCCTTAGCCTTGCGACCCGTAAGCCAAATCCTCAAGCTGTAAGTATAGTGCATCGCCTTGCCGCCCGGTGTAAAGTATGGGGTGGTCATTGCCTCTGCAACATTACTAGTAATATTTGTCTTCAACTGGTTGAGTACAAGCAGGGTAGCCTCGGCATTGGCAATAGGCTGAACCAACTTAGCCATGCCCTTTGAGAGAATTCGTGGCTTCACAGCCATAGAACTCAGCGGGTTAAAGTCTCCTGCGATGTCCGTAGTGCTTGGTGTCAGCGCCAGCGAGTCCCAGATAAACAAGAGTTTATTTTCTGCCGACCCAAGCAAATCTTCAATAGTCTCCAAGACGAACTCGACCGACTCGGCTTGAACATAAAGAATCTTTTCCAAGTCGCAGCCAGCCTTCTCTAAGAAGCCGGGGTCAATCGCAGACTCCGCATCAAAGTACACCACATCAATGTCTTGCTTTTGAGCGTTAGCTGCGACTTGTGCAGCCATGTACGATTTACCAGTAGACTGAAGCCCCGCAATCTCAGTAACCTTACCGACTGGAATTCCAGCCAATTGCCCTCGACAGATAATACTATCAAGCCAACGGGCACCAGTGGGAATCCACTGCTTAACTTCCGTTGGGTTATCCTCTGTGAGATTGTAAGCAACGTCTTGACCCGCTCGCTTATTAATCATCTTACGCATATCGGCAATAGAAAGTTTGCCAACCTTTGTTTTTTTCGTTGCCATCATGCAATCTCCACTATTATTAAAATTAGAAAGTGGGACACCTGTTAACCCTGTGCCCCCCTGTGGGTTATGATATACTACTCAGTCGCTTCTGTGGTTTCAGCCGCTTCAGCATCTTCGGTGACAGGCTCGATAGTCTCAAGGCTCGCCTCCGTCGTTGCTGCTGCATCGGCATTATCTGGCGATGCAACGGTTGTAACTGGTGTCTGAGCCGCCTCAGTTGTAGCAACAGTAGCGTCTTCGCTATGGTTAAAAACCAACACTCCAACGATAATTGCTGATACAGCCAAGCCTGCCTGAACCCAACGATTAGTAAAAATTGCAGTCATTACTCTGCCCCTCCGGTGTCGCCACCTTCTTCTACGACTCCACTATCGGAACCGCTGTCTTGCTCATCCTTATCACCACACGCCAGCATTAGCGCGAGGGGTAGGATGGTAACAACCTTCATCATTTTCATCATTTTATTTTTCTCCTAATGAATTTGAGGCACCTGTATCCCGTGCCTCCCTGCGGATATCTAAATTATTCTTCTGATGCAGCCGCACCACCTTCAGCCGATTCTTCGATAGAAACAACCTCAATTTTAAAATTAAGATTCTTACCTGCCATCGGATGATTCATATCAAGCTTGACCTCGTTGTCCTCAAGTTCCAAGATGGTCGCCATGACTGGACCTTGTGGGCTTTGACCCATAACCTGTCCACCAACGACAAACTCAAAGCCCTCTGGGAAGGCTTGCTGTGAAACCGTCTGAGTCAACTCTGGGTTCGTCTCGCCGTATGCCTCTGCTGGCGACAGAACAACCTCCTTGACCTCACCCACTGTCATTCCAGTGACAGCAGTATCGAAGCCAGAAATCAACTGCCCAGAGCCTAGAGTAAAGGTGACTGGTTCTCTCCCTCGGGAGGTATCAAATTCTGTGCCATCATCCAGTGTTCCAGTGTAGTGGACGGTGACTGAGTTTCCGCTTTTTGCGTTCATAATAAAAAATTCCTTTATTGTTAAATCAGGCACCTGATAACCCTGTGCCTGCCTGTGGGTATTGTAAAAGTGTGGGGCACCTGATAACCCTGTGCCCCCCCGTGGGTCATAAAAGCTATCACCCAAGAAGTTCGTTGAATGCGCTTTCAACGCTATTGGCAGTGCTGCTTTGGGAGGTAGTGTTGCCGCCATAGCGATTTGTTTCAGTGGACATGTCCTCTGCCGACTCGTCATCAGCCAGATATTCGTCCAGCATACGCTGTACGTCTTCTGAAGACTTCTTCTCAAAGAGTGTACCGAAGTCTGGAATAGACTCAAGCAACTCCGCACATTCTGCCTCAGTAATATTTGGGCAGATAGTAGAAGTACGACGAGATGGCATCAGCTTAGTCTGCGGAAAGGATGCGCCAGCAGGCTTCCCGTAATTTAGGTGAAGGTCTGTGCCAGAATCGGGGTCAGTAATATCCCCATACTCTGGATTGAGGACAAGGTTGAGAAGCTGCTCGTACACAGTCCTACCATAGCCCCAGATACGGACGCCCTTGGCTTCCTCGCCCCGAACAATGACGGGAGAGAAGAAACGCTGACGCGCCATCAAGTTCTTAGCCATCTTGATGCTTTCTTCAGTGCCCTCATTAAAGAGTTGACGAACGAATGAATCCAGTGGGTCATCCTCGCCAAAATTCTTCTTGGGACTCAAGAAGCCTGCATTCTTGCCCACATTATAGTGGAACCAATACTCCTTGAAGGGGTCGCCGTCCGCAGTTGGAACGATGCGAATAGTCTGGTCCCCGTCCGAGGGACGCCAGAATTGTGAAGTGCGTGAACTCCCACGGTTTTGTACCGAATTCAGCTTCGACTTCATTTTGCTCATATCAATAGCCATTTTATTCTCCTTTGTGTTAATGGCGGGTAAATTACCCTTTAGTATACTCGGCAAATCTTCCGAGCATCTGGTTTGTATTTTACACGATTTCCGTCGTGTTGTTAAGAGGAATCTCAGAATTTTCTGAAGAAACTTCTTGCTTGTTTGGAAGCCTGTATTCGATGACATCACCGATAGCTGTCTTCCAGTTGAACACACGGAAGCCACTAGCATCCAAGTCCCAGACAAGCTCTTGCCCCTCTGATAGACTTGGCGCAGTGCCAGTCCCAAGTGTGTTCTTATCCATAAAGCTATCTGGCAGGTTGTCCAGACGAACAAAGTTCATCTGTCGTTCCTCCCCGTTGGCTTTAACGAAGGTTCCGCGCTGTGCAATCATTCAACTCTCCTTTCTTTGTGTTTGAATGTGATAACAATATAACATGTGCTGCAAGTCTTGTCAAGGACTTTTTTCACTTTTTTAAAATAAATTATCGGTGCCGTCTTGGGTGAGCGTGGTGCCGACCACGGGGAGCGTGGACGTGGCGAGCCACTGGTCGGTGGTGACGGTGCCGAAGGTGGACGCTGCTTCCATACTGGACGTGTCGCCACTGCCCACGGACACGGATGCCTCGTTCAACATACGCTGGCACCCATACCCACACAAGGCGCACTTCTACGCTTGGCCCTGTTGGTGGAGGGTGTGCCTCTGCGGGAGTGGACGCTGCCAACCCTGCTGCAATAATAATACTAGTCAATAGAATTTTCATTTTCTTCTTCCTTTTGCTTTATAAGCTTTGATAGTTTTCAGGGTACGCCTGAATTTGACTCGACCAGCAAGTTACATATGCCATATCATCTTCATAAGATGTAGAGTGGATGGCATACGAACACGGTGCCCCAGCCTGTTCTGAGTTAGCCTTAACCTGTTTCCGTATTTCTCTTAGTAGTTTCCCATCTGTTTCCAGCCTTTCTTCATTGATGCCATAATAATAACACTTCTCGGTGGGCTTGTCAAGGGGAAAAAACAATTTTTCTTCATTTTTTTCTACGTCCAAAACTCCAAGCGTCCACAGTCGCACATGTTCGGGCTTGCTACTGGACAAAGATGAAATCTCTGGCTGGGTGTTTCTAAAGACGTTCTGCATATGATACGCATAGGCGATAAAATTATTCATATTTTCATAATAATTTTTTATTGGCACATCACCAATCGCAACCTCAATGTGTGGATTGCTCACCAGCAAAATCGAACGAAAGACACCTGACCTTGCATACTCCTGAAGAACCCGAAAGCAAACCCTGTCCCTGAGCCGACCGAGTTCAGAAAGCAATTCCACATCTGGCTTGATGTACATAATATCAATTGAATTCGGATACTTCTTATGAAGCTGGCGCAATACCTGCAAAGACGCCCCAGAGATGGCACCGCCGCCGCCAAGAATAAAGAGCAACGTATCAGACTTCTTCATCCGCGAGATAAACTGAGTCAGCTTAATTGGCTCCTTATCATATTCTTCGTGTGTCCGTTGAATGGCGATTGGATATGTATTGCCTTTACGCTCAAGACCATTGTCAAGCTTATAGATATCGTACTGCGAATATTTATCTAGAGAATCGGCGATAGCACAGCCAGCAGAACCAAGCCCAATAACATTCATCGAATCCTCCGCAAATCACCAAAGGTCTTTCCAGCACTAACGCCAACCTTGTACTTACCATACCGCGTTTCAGAGAAAATGTTAACAATTTTTTTCAACTCGGGCATATCACACTCAGCCAAGTCAAGAACAATGCTGTCGTGAATGAGCATTGAAATATGACTTTTCTTGTCTTTAAGAAATTCATGAACAGCCACCGCTCGGTCTAAAAAGACATCGCTGGAGGTGCTTTGTATTAAATAGTTGAGCGCATGTTTCTTGTCGGCAGGAATTTTCCTATTAAATGGAGTCGCAACTGTCTGCCCGTCCCAATACTCTCCCAAGACTTCGCCCCTCTTGTATGCCTTGCTACATCTAGTGTCAGTCGCCTCGGGGTTGTAGAGCCATGCAAATATCTTCTGCTTTGCCTCATCTCTAGTGAGTTGCCCAGCGTATACGTTTTTTACATTCCACATGTGAATGTCATCGACTGGCTGTTGCAGCCCAGACAAGCCAAGGAGCGTCCTCAACTCAGCGGCATTGAAATCAAGTTCGACCAGCCAGTCATTGTTTGGAACCAAGATGCTGCGAAAATCTTTATTCAATGTCAGTATTGGGAAGCTTCCCTTGACTGTTGAGAGCCGCCCGGTCTTGGTGCCATACGCATTGTATTTAATATAGCGACTCATAGCGTCCAAGGTGCGCCACAAGAGGCGACCCTGATGAGTGCCGAGCCGAGAGCGCATGGGATGCTTGTCGATACAGAGGCGATGATTGTTTATATCCGTGGTGAGGCGAACAACATCCATCATGAAATCATAGTTTTCTGGCTTCTGATAATTTTCAAAAACAAATTCACAAATACTATTTTTAGCCTCACACAAATCAACCAGAAAACGCTCGGGAACCAAGTTATAGAAGCAATGTTCATTGAGCGAAATTTTAGCTTCACGAAAAGAATTTAAATATGCCCTCATCTGATGAGTGACAGCTTCCCACTCTGGCTTGAGGTGGGCTGGGCATACTTCTGCCAGCGAACGACCGCCACAGAGCATCTGAGCGTACTCAATCGGTGCCGCACCGAGGTGGCTTGAATAATTCCACGTCCTTGTCAGGTCGTTTGGAAGGTTCTCATAGTAGACATGACCATCCGCATATATGCCAAAGCACTCTGCCTTGTCATCAAGTGTCTGAAACAGCATTAATCACCTTTAAAAATAGAAACTGGGTCTGGAACTTCTGACTTCATTTATATTACTTGATAATGTAACACACTCATCTTCGGCTGTCAAGTCTTTTTTCAAAGTTTTTTCATAGAGCGGGCTTGTCCGCTGTTCGTAAATCTCATTGTCTGTTAGACGAAAGACCTCATCAGTATATTCAATCGCCCTCCACAATCCAACATAATTCATATATTCACAGGCGACCCTCACTGTTCTATCAAACTCTATTTGGGTATAGGTCTTGTGGGTTTCGACTGCTCTCAGGTAAATATAAAGCCTCATCCAATATTCATCTGGGAACCTCCTGTTCAATTCTTCAAACGTCATTGTCTCTCGTTGCTGATAAGTAATAATCGTCTTGATACCCCCATCTTTTTTCCTTCCCGGCACAAACGATGCAGCTATCTCTGGGGCGGTTGAGGGAGAAAGGGTTGTTACGTCTGGATATTGCTTTAAAAACAAATCGTAGACTTGAAACAACCTTATCTTCAAGTTATCTAATTCATAATTTGACGCCTTCAGGTAATAAGTGGTGAAAAATTCCTTTTCGGATTCCATCCCGAATTGCTTGAGTTTTTCTTGCATGTACGGATTAGTAATGTCAGCACAAATGCGCCAAGGAGCATTTTTATTAACATAAAAGCCGAAGCGTTCACAGCTTCTGGCAAAGAAAGAAAAGTTTTGGTCGCGAATGAATCCGGTATACTTGGCATAGTCATCATCATGCTCTCCCGAGTACATATCTATCACAAGACCAGATGCGCGGGGGTCTATCTTATTAGAAGTGAGGAACGCCACCCGGGTGACGGGCTTTGAATAAGCCAACGTCGTGGTGTACCCCAAAAACACTTTTACAAAATCATCAAAATTGCGGATTTTTTGATTCAAGAATGAGTCCATATATTTTCCAACAAATGTTGTATACAAACTTTCCCAATAAAGGTTATACTTAGCGTGGACGCCCGTGTCCGTACTCCACGCCTGCAACGCTTCTGGAGTTGGATAAGCGGTGTCTGCTTCTGACACTCGCCCTGTGGCGACGGCATTTTTAAAATATTTTTGCAAGTCCTTGAAAGCTTCCGCAACAAAACCCAGAGCGAACATTGTATCCCCACTCGGTCCCATTGGCAACTGTTTTAAATTATCTTCAGCTAAGAAAATTGGATTCATGCTGTCATCAACTCTGCCATAAAGATTATTATATTTATGAAATGTATCCAACGGTGTTGGAGCAAAATCTGGATATGAAGTGGTGGCGTAAAGCCCTTTTTGAATAAACAAGTCCTTTGCTCCCAACTCGTTGACGCCAACTGGGATAAGACTGGGGTCGCCTACCCTGCCCTTCTTAATACCGTACCTTTTAATCCGTTTCTTAACTTTCTTTGCTGTTAACTTTGACATAAATCATATCCTCCCTTATACTGGTGAACCCGGTGCCCCGTCCGAACACTCTTCATCGCTCTCGCCACATGCATCAGTGGGGGCTTTACCTGACCCGCTGGCGACCCAAATCGTTTCAAGGTCTGTTGAAAACTTTCCTGCTTCAATTGCCGACTTGACCTTTGTTACCATAAAGTATCCACCTAACCCCATTCTTCTTGCTAGCGTTTCAATTCTTGCGGGGTCGCCTGCCCCAACCGTTGTAGGGTCAATATAGCAGTGTGTACCCGGTTTAAATATAGCGTTGCCAAACAACTCCACATCTGCATCGTATTTTTCCCTCAACGAATCGCCATCAAGTTCGCCCGCCTGTTCCATGCGGGCTTCTCTAGCATACGGTTGGTCGCTCTTTTTAAATTTAACTTTCTTGAGCAGCCCAGAGTCCGAGCCGATTCTCATATGATAAATGCCCAACTTAGAATCTCTTTCTTCTCGCGTGCCTTCGCCATCTTGAGGTGGACCAAACGCATTGGCACCAGCAGAGGAAACATACATGAACAAATACGAGTAAGCCTTTGCCGTTTCTGCGTCGATGGCATCGGGATAGGGCATGATAGCGTCGATGCCCACGCGCTTGCCACCGATGGCTGCTCCATCGGGGTCGGTGTTGGTGACGCGACACTTACCATCGTTGGTAGCTGGTGCCTCTATTAGCTGCATACTGAGGGAGGCTGGGGCTGCTCCATAGTCGCTCCCGAAACATTGCGGTTTCATGGCAGCACCGACAAGCCCAGTGACTGCATCTTTAATAAATTGTTTCAGTGGGTATTTTAGTCGCTGCGGCTTTACCACATTGTCCATGAACCAAACCGAAAACAAGTTCATTGCAATTGGAATATCACACATGTTATATTGGCTCGATAGTTTTCCTGAATTTGGATTGAAATAGACATATGGTCCCGTCAGGCATTTTATTTCAGAAAGTTCATTTGGGTGTCCGTTTTTGTATAAGACCCCCAATGCAACGTCCAACAAGTCGCCGAAGTGAAAATACATAATCTGCTGTTCATCCGGTTCGGCGGCAGCGGAAGCTTGGGCGGCTTCGGCACCCCCATCATCGGCAGCACTGTCAACAGCATCGCCCAACTCAGCGGTCGAACCCGACACTGATGCACGGTTGTTTGTTTCGCGGATGACATCTGATTTGCTCCACGTTGGTCGTTCAATGTCATCGGCGTTGGCAGCTTGCCCTCCGCTTAACTCGCCCACGTCTTCAGCATCTAATGAAAAGGAATAAATTCCCCCTGTGTCTTCCAAGGCTGATAAAATCGCCTTATACAAAATAGCTTTGTCATCGGCATTGGCTTCTGCGTTGTCTTCTTCCAGCTTTTCCAAATCATCTGCTTCTGCGGTATCATCGTCATCGTTCTTGCAATTAGCCTCTGTCTCTGCATCGACCGCTTCCTGCTGCTCGGCTTCTTCGGCAGCACGTTCTTCTATATTCTCCATAATAGCTTCAGCTTGGTCAGATATCAGCAGCACATCCGCTTTAGGGTGAATAAGTGCGCCCTCCATCGCCGCCACATACTCAACTTCCAAGTCCAGCGAGCCGTCTTCTCTAAAGTCCAACGAATGGCTAATAAGGGTTAAGTAAAAAAACTGTCTAGCGTTGTCAATTGCGCCCTTGAGAGCCGCACCTTCAGCGGCTGCATCCCAGATTGAGCCTGCGGGTGTGCCATAGCCAACTGACACCTTCAACCGAAAGTATTTATTATTATAACTTCTCTGACCTTCTGACTGCTTATCGTCACACTTATCGGAGGTATCTAGATTAAACTTTTTGACTGGGACAATCAGATTCATGTAAGAGACTTCTGTTTCTGTCTCCGCATGGTATCCTCTTGGCGTAACGAAATCCTCAAGCGTATTGAAGTGCAATTTCAATTTTGCTTTAATATTATTATCTGATTCTGCGGGGTTTGTCCCAAGCAACTCCCACTCAAAACTTTTTAAGCCGACGCCCATGCCGCGCTGGGAGCCGGAAGCAGTTATATTTTCCAACATGGACGCACTCAAGAAGTCTTCAAATGGCATTTCAATTGGAGTACCGCTGGCTGAGACAGTTTCATAGTGAACTTTATAAAGTCGTATCTGTGGAACCAAGGCAGAGAGTAAATAAGGCTTGATAGACATCAGCCCCATAAGGTCTGGGATGGCTAACAGCTTCTGGACAACCTCCATTGGGCTATCATGCTGAATGGGAATAAAATTTTCATATGTCTTCTCCATATTGGACTCAGCAAAGCCTTCAAAACTATTAATTAAAAAGCACTGCTCTTGCAGGCGCCTTGCTTCTAATGCATCTTCTTCATTCTCTATGACTTCTGGGTCTGCCATTATTCATTCCTCATGAATCCCAGCACCTTGTGCAGAGGGTGAGGAATTTTAATAGTGTCGCCTATTTTTATATGCGACTCTGTTGGTTTCTTATTGTACCAAGCTATCACCCACCAGTAGCGGGTGTCGCCATAGTGAGCATGTGCAAGCTTATAGAATCTGTCTCCTACCTTCCAAATATGCCCAATCCTTTCAAGCTGCCGTCGCTGCTCAACGGTCGGATGAGTCAGATTGGCAGTTTGGTAATGAGTGATTTTTGAAACACCACGTTCTTCCCGAAGTTCTTCATAAACATCGGTTGTGTTAACCTTTGGTCTTTTGCTGTCGTATCTGCTGCCTGCCATTATTTATCTCCTATATTATACTGACCACGGGAATCACGCGCCAGTCGTTTCGCCGCCCGCTGCTTCTGCCTCGTCGGGGTCATCAGTTGTGGGAGTGCCGACCTCGGGTTCTTCGCCACTATTGTTGTACGGGAATGCATGGGTACGGTTTTTCGAGTCAGCGCCTTCGGCTTTCCAGCCCAATTCATGAGTATGGTTGACAGTATATTCCATAGACAAATTAATTGTCTGTGGGTATAGAGTACCGATACCTTCATCAAAAAAGCCAGCGTCAAAATCCGGCTCATAAGTGAACCCGCTGATTGTCCCAACAAGCCCAGCAATTTCTGCTGAAGTTGCAGAGCCTTCGCTAATCTCAGCCGATACATCTTGGATGAGATTGGCAAACTTTAATCTAAAAATAGGTCCACCAGTAATCGTACTTGCTGTGCCAGCCACAGATTCACCGGCTGACCCGGTAGTAGGCGCGGATGATGCGCCTGTGGCGGCATACGACGGGTATAGCATCTGGAATAATCTTGTACAACGCTCTAAGTTTTCTTTTGCTTCTTTTGCCGAGGCAGAAACAACGTCCCACCCCAAAGAAATATTTCTTTTGGTTGCCTTGAAGGTTTGAATGGGGTCCATGCGCCCATAAACATCTTCCGTGTTATACTCCGATGCAAACTTATCCTGATAAGACGTAACAAACGCCTTAAAGACAACATTCGACTTTGACGGAATATGAAAAATGTCAATAACAAGACCTTTTAAATTCGCAAGCAAGTCTGTATTATCGCCTTCCATGCCACTATCAAACGTGCCATCTGACCAACCATAGTCTGCCATTTATCTTTCCTCCATCATATTAATTAGGACACTCCCAAAGGAATTCTCTTGTTCATATAAACTTCAATTGCACGTCCAAATTCTCTCTCGTTAAGAACCAGAACAACATCCTGACCCTTGCCGCCGCCGCCTTCGCCGCCGCCGGAACCCTTCTCACCACTGCCTTCGCCGCCTCCAGCAGCCTTAGCAGCGCCGACAACAGCCTGAGCAAATGCATCTTGGTCAAAGCCCTTCATCGACGCCTGAGCGATACCATACCGTTCAGCCTCTGTTACCAGACCGCTGGCGTTTGTAACCACCTCTGGGGTCAAGTTTGTTGCCAATTGATTAAGTGGGTCAAGGGCAGTGTCAAAGACCATCTTCATCTTCATTAATGTTTCTTCTGGGATGGTTCCCATAATCCAAGACAGGAACCAGATTGCCCCGGCAACAGTGTATAGCCCGTCAGCCATCGCATCCATATCTGTCATTGCAGCAAGACCCGTGAAAATCTGCCCAAGAGCGACCGCCTTCTCAACTGGAATTGTAGACATGGCATCAGCGAATATATAAAGTGCTTCAGTGAGTACACTAAGCCCTGTACGGAAGAATGGTAGAGAAGCAAAGATGCCGAGCATAAACAATCCCCACCCAAAGACAGGCAAAGCGAGTCCCAGCAAGAACAAACCATACGCTAGCGCAGGTAAGGCTCCCGCGATGGGTGCCAATAACAGCATGGTCATCGTAAACTGCAACAGCGGCTCGTTCAGCATCGACATTCCCAAGGCAATAAAGAAGGCGGCGATAAAGAACAGCGGTGCAGCAAAGAATAACCATATAGAAGCAAAGAATAACAAAGGCGCACCAATAAACAATCCAATTGCTGCTCCCAAGAAATTCTGGTTAACCGCTTCCATGCCAGCCTTCGCTGGCCCCTCGCCCATGAAGCCGAATGCTGTCGATATCCAGAACATCGCCCATGCAAGAGGTGGACCAGCGACTGCAAGCCAGAAGGCTGCTGGTGCCAGTAAAAATGCTGCTGCGAGTAGATAAGGTGCGGCTGAATAAAGAGCAATGGATACAGGTAGAACATGTTTTGCGCCTGTCTCCGCGAACATCTTGAGTCCTTCTGCCATCGCCATCAAGTCGGCACCATCGGGCATGAAGGTCAGGGCATAGCCCAAGAACATAACACCCCAAGAGAAATCCATCAGCGCAGAGCCGACGCCAGCCATGTCAGTCAGCCCGCCCAAGCCTTGGAAAATTTGTCCAAGCGCCACAGCTTTCTCTGTTGGAATTCCAGACATTGCGTCTGCAAACACATAAAGTGCCTCAGTTAAAACATCAAGCCCCGTAGAGAAGAACGGCAGTGAAGCAACGATGCCAAGCATCAACAATCCAAATCCAAAGATTGGCAAGGCAAAGCCGAGCATGATTAGACCCATTGCCAAAGCTGGCAGTGCGGGAATAAACGGACCTAGAACCGCAATCGCCTGAGCAAATTGCATCAACGGATTCGCAAGAATCGCCATACCAATTCCAATCAAAATTGCGCCAACAATAAATCCCGGTCCTGCGTTGAGCATCGCAAGCCCCGCCCAGAATAACATCGGAGCAGCCATCATCAATGCCATGGCGACGGCAGGCAAAATCAATAATGTTGGCCAATCTGCGGACGTAGCTGTAAGTGCCCAGAGTCCGATGCCAATCATCGCTGCGCCCAAACCAAATGGCACGCCAGCGGCGAGCAGCAAGACGCCTGCAATAAGAAGCGGGGTAGCTGACCACATCAGAGCAGCAGCAAGGAGCGGCAACATTATAGCAAGCAAGCCCATGTTTGGAAGATGCGGCATTAACTTTCCGACGCCCAAACCAAGGGCACCCAGACCCAGCCCCAACATCAACCCACCATATCCAATAAGTATGCCTGCGATGACCAAAGGAATACCAACAGCGAGAAGTAGTGGCACTGCAAAATAAAGACCAATGGCGAGAAGAATCAAGTTTGGACCTAGCATTGCCATTGCTGGTACATGTGGTACGATTAATTTTAAGCCCAGACCCAGCGCAGCCAAACCAATGCCGACAAAAATCGCTGCGGGTGCAAAAAAGATTGAGGCGAGCCACATTGGGAAGGCTGCGGCGTATAAGCCACAACCAAGCGCGACCAAGCCCAGAGCAACACCCGGCATGGCACCAACATTGGGGGCAATAAGATTCAAGCCCAGACCAAGTGCAGCCAAGCCGATGCCGACAAGAACCGCAGCGGGCGCAAAAAAGATTGACGCAAGCCACATTGGGAAAGCGGCAGCGAGCAAGCCCCATCCGAGAGCCATCAAGCCGATGGCGAGCATGGGCATACTAGAAACATTAGGTGCAATTAATTGAAGACCAAGACCAATAAATGCTAAACCAAGACCGATGGCGAAAGCGGCGGGTGCAAAGAATGCTGCGGCAATCATCATTGGAACAATAGAAGCCATCAAAGCCCACGCAAAGATTGGCAACACCATTGCGAACTGTAACATCGTCGCTGTATCCATCAATGCCAGTGCGTTACCCATCATCGCTATGCCCACAGACAACAGCATTATGGGAACCGCAAGAAACATCATGCCGATACCAATCTGAATCATAGCCATCATCGCGAGGGGTGCGATTGGAGCGAGCGTAGCGAAAGCCCATGCGATGCCATAAACTACAGCAGCGACCATTGCCAGCCCAAGAACTGCGGGGATGATTGCGTCCGGTGCCGACATAAAAAGCCGAAGCATTTCAGTCAGCCCCCCAATAATCTTTGCAACACCGTGAGCCAGAACTCCTAGCCCGAGGGCAAGGAGGGCAATGGCAGCGATGCCGATGAGGACTTTTGGATGACCGAGCGTCTGCATCGCTTTCCCGAAACTCCCTGATGCAGCAGCGGCTGGTTTGGCTGTTCTGGCGACGAGGGTTTGAGCAGAAGCCTGACCACCAAGTGCCCAAGCCATGAACGCTGACGCTTTCGCCCCGAGCCATCTCACTGCTGTGAGTGCCCTTTCTGCGGCGAGCAAAGCCCAAGTCCTAGCGGTATTGGCTACTTTGATAGCGCCTGACCGAATGTGTGCCAAGACGCCCATATTTGTGGAACGAGTGCTTGAGTCCGTGGCTGCTTTTTCAAATTTCTTGCATGTCGCTAATGCGCCACAGGCTACGCCTTCTGTTCCTTTAGCAGCGGCACTCGCACCTGATGCAGCTACTTCTTTTAGGGATTCGCCAGCGAGCAAAGCTTTGCCGATGGCGACTGCTTTTTGCGCTTTCTGATAAAACTGAAAAGCGTTGACACCCGCCCAAATTACCGCGATGCCGCCAACCAGAACCGGAAGCAACACGCCGCCGAAAGCATCATTAAGTTTCAAGACACCGTTCAACATTGCATGAACAAAATTAATTGCAGGTTGTATTGCGACCGCAAGTTGCTGCATCATAATCTTCATCTTTTCGCCCATGGAGACTGCTGCTGCTTTAGCCTCAGCCAGTTCAGCTTCAGCTACAGCGTTGTCTGCCATTGCCTTCTGAGCATCGTCGTAGCCTTTAAGCCCGCCGCCAAATAATTTATTTGCCTCAGCCATGTCTGTGATGCCAGCAGCATTAGCAACCGCCATCTTCTCAAACTTGCCCATGGTTGACCACTGCTTACCAGAAGCATCTGTCGCCTGAAGAATCATTCTAATTCTTTCGTCTTCCGTGGCATTGAGCATATCCATGGAGTTGAGCAAGTCGCCTCCGAGGATTGAGTTCAAGCTGCCAGCGGCATTGGCTGCGCCCTCAAACGTATCAAATTGTGAAGTCAGATTAAGGAGGGTTCCCATTTCCATGCCCAAGCCCTTGGAGGCTGCTGCCATGTTCTTGAAGACCTCGATGCCCTTTGCGCCGTATACTGAAAGCTGCGGAGCGGCTTTGGCGAATTCGGCTGCAAGCGTTGCAGGGGGCATACCAATAGCCATTGCGGTTTTTGCTAGGTCATCCTGTAGTGCAACCGATTCTGTTGCCGTCATTCCAAATGCATTTGTTGCCAAAGCGATATTGCCTGCGGTGGTGGCAGAAGAAATACCCAAGTTTTCCAACGAAGCAGTTGTTTGAATCATTTCTGTTTGCAGGCTAGAATTCATGCTGGAGAACTGATTAAAATCTGAATAAAGTGCTTGCGCTGCTGCGCCTGATTTTTCCATACTGACGCCAAGCGAGCCAACACCACGGTGGGCGCTCAGGATGGTGTCATTCATCGCACCTGCTTGCCCCGACATTGCGTTGAACGAGGCTTGCATGTTGTCGGCAGTTCCAATCGTTGCAAGGAATGAATCTCGCATGGCTAACATCGCGCCTGCGCCGATTTTATCCATTACACTGTTAAGGTTGGCACCTTTGCCAATAAGGGCTTCCATGGCAGTCTCGCCTTGGGCGAGTTTCATTAAGAAATCTTGACCCCAAACATTCGCACCTTCAATTTCTTTATTGAACGCTTTCTGGGCGGCGGTTAGCTTATCCTGCTTTGCCTTCTTTTGTGCTATCTTGGCGCTTGTGGATTCTTGAAGGGTTAACTCGCCGTTTTTCAGAGAATTTGATTCAGCTTGGGCATCATTAAGGCTACCCTGAAGCGTCTGGATTTGCCCGAGGGAAATACCCAGCTTGTTAGCGTTGTCCAGAAGAGTCTGGAACTTGGCTATCATCGCATCCAGTTGAGTTACCGCATGAGCAGTCTCAAGCCCGCCTTGCTTTACAGCTTCAGCGTACTCGGCTGCGGTAACTTCTGCACTTGCCAGCTTTTGATTAAGCTGGTCCATCATTGCTAGTTGTTCTGGGCTTACGCTTGGTCCGTTACCTGCCATTCAAATGGTTCTCCGTTTATGACTATCAGTTAACCTTTAAAGGGCCATTTGATGCCTGTTTTCTTTTCAAAATTCGCTGCGGCTTTTCTCAAAGCATACTTATCTTTATAAGTCTTGGGGTTGTTGAGTCCGTATTTGGCAGCAGTTTTCATGTATCTTTTTTCTTTGCCAATCGCAGATGAAAAAGCAGCAATCTCCTGCTGGTTCCCTTTGATTTTGACGGGGATGGCGGCTGAACTGCCGAACATCATCCCGAGCAACTTTTGCACACCCCAACCAAACGCACGGAAGAAAATTTCATTCAACTCTCCACGCCTCGCGGCTCCAAGGTCAATAACAATTTCTTCTCTCTCGCGCTCTTGCTCATTCATGATAATATACTCCATTTATTACGCCGCAACGTACAGCATAATATAAATAGTTTGATAAGCGATTTTGACAGACTAAACCAGCAGCATCAATCAAATTGCTGCCAATCAACAGGCTTGACTTCAATACCCAACTGTTCAATTTCCTCCTTTTTCCACACTTTGGCATAACGAGCGCGTTCTAGTGCGTCCTGCTTCTCTGCCGATTTGAGTAATTCTTCTGCAAATTCGTCTAGTTCAGTTTCCGTGCGGAATCGACCAGCGAACTGCTCCAAAAGAAATTTTTTTATTTCATCTTTCTTTTCCATCCATTTTTACCTCCCAGTAATTGTGTTATAAGTATAGCGCCACAACAATCGTTGCTGCAATTAATGCAGAAACGGACAGCCGCCAAAAATACCTTTTGATGGTTGCCCGTCGCTGCCGAACTTCTTGGGTTCTTTTTAATCTTTCTTCACGCTGCTCAAGGTACATGCGGAGTTGTGCCAACTTTTTCTTTTTAGAATACTTGTCATACATTTTATTGTTCTCCGTTGCATATTTCCTTCTTTATGGGCCCGTGTCCATGCCGGTGTCCTGTTCTTCTTCATGATAGCGATACCCAACCTCAACCAAAGCGCCTGAGTCTGGAATCACCGAAAAATAAACCGTATTATCGGTTGATACATAGTACCAATCGTGATATAACGAGCCGTTAGCAAACACTCTAATTGAATCGGCGATTGCCTCATGGGTGAGCGTGATGGACTCGTATGGTTCCAACTGACTAGAGGCATCGGTAACGCCGGGTGACCAATCTTCTGAACAAATGTCAACCACTGTGCCTGCGAACCAGTTTGTGGCTTCCACATATCTGTCGCCAATATCAATAGCATTAGGTGGTGTGGCACAAACCGAATCTGCCTGCGCCACATTGACAATGCTCGCTATAAACGCAGAGCCACTGCGCTGGATTCCATACCAACTAATAAAATCATCGACAACTGGGAAATGGTCATCTGATTGGTCTTCCTCGTCGGAAACCATAACAATTAATAAAGCAGCATCATGCCTCATCCAAGTCTGAGCATAAGAGTTGTTAACAATGTATTCATAGGCAGCGTCGAAGCCTTCTTCCCTGTGCCCTCTGCCCATTGCAGTATACATGTCCATGGCATCATCTATATCATCGCCGGGTACAAGGGGGAATTGCGCTTCGATGGAAGCCTGTGACGGGTCGTTGCTCATCATGGCGAGTCTCCACCCCGATTCAGGCAATGCCTCCATCATAGCCTCAATACCAGCCATCAATTGTGGGTCGAAACGGTTCATTGAGCCGGAAGTGTCGATAACCCACAGAATGTCTACGCCATCTACACTTTGTGGCTGGGTGAATGAGTCAACCCAAATTAGACCGGGGTCAGATGGCACCTCTACTTCGACATATATTGGAACCTCTACTACCTCTATATATTCAGTTCCAGTCCCAGCGTCCCTATTGCTGTAAACTACTTGGTAATCAGTATAACAACCCGTGGCTGCTACTGTTGCCAATATTCCATAAAAAATTTTCTTTAACATTCATTGTATCCTCCCAAAAACTATGAATGAAGCCGAACCAAATCTGAATGAAACTTATCCGCTTGTTTCCTCCGCGTCTAATAATAACAATTCATCAATCCATCCCTCAACCATTTCTTGACTCCAACCATGCAAGCCCTGATACATCACCATATCACGGTCAACCACCACAATCGTGGGGTAACTCATGACGGGGTATCCGCTTACTGCTGTTGAGTCAACGATGCTGTTGTTCCCCTGAAGGATTGGCGACTGGGATGGAATTCCATAAAGGTTTTGCCAGCCTTGCACATCTTCCAAGGATACACTTCCCCCTGCCGTATTCTGCAATAATACGGTTACCCATATAACATCATCACTTGAATATTTTGATACATGCGCCGCAACTTGGCTTGCAGCAGATTGGCAAGGACCACACCACATGACGGAAAAGTCTAAAACAATAATACTACCATAATGGTCGTACAAATTCCATTCTTCGTCAGCTTGGTCTTTAAATGTAAAGTCGCAAGCGTGGTCGCCCAAGGCTCCACCGCATTCTTCCCAAGTAATCGGGGAAGGTTCTTCTACTGCGACCGAATCTGTCTCGTCTGTGTGTGTTTCAAGGGAGGCTGGGCACGCAGCCAGAATCAGCGAAAACAATGTAATAAATAGTCGCACATTTCTTCCTCCCTTAAATTAGGTAGGTTTCAAAAAATAAAAAGACCGAGAACTAGTCTCGGTCTTTAAATTAATTTGCTTTTTCTGCGCTTCTTACCTTGAAGGCTTTGAAGGCATGGATGGTCTGGACATCGAAGGTCTGGATGGCATTGATGGGCGACTTGGGGTTCGATTGCCGCCTCCCTTGCCGTCCATTGCTTCAGATTCTTTCTTTAGCTGCTCCGCTAACCGCTCGGCAAACCACTTTCTCAACCCAACTGGTAAATTGTATGCTTCAAAGAAACTCCAACCACCAAAGTATTTCATAAAGAAGAACACCTCATAGACGTTCTTCATATATTCATTGCTTAGGCCAAAAAAAGTCGCTGGTAAGCGGCACCTCCATGTCCGAAGTCGATAGACATTCATGGCAAGTGATTGACTGCTTCATGTCAATGTTAGGGATAATCTTACCATAGGTTTCACGAATCTTCCGTGACTGCTTACCTGTCATATGTTGAACTGCCTTATTAATTGTACCCTTGTCGGTGTGTCCCGAGATAGAGACAATCATAGAGCGCAATTGTTCTTGAATGCCAGAATCAGGAAGCCCTGCTTTTTGACGTTGGTTCATCGCCTTGGTCATCCGCTTCTCATCGTGGCCATTAAGCGCACGAACCTCGACTTCCCAGCCGTTCTCAAGAGAAATAATAAAGGTATTTCTATCCGTTGCTGATGCTCCGTCAATATCGGCACAGTCATGACCCTCGACCAACTGATAGGTGGTCAAATCAAACGTGTGCTTCAGCCTCGCCTGACATGCAGGACATGCCACCTGAGTTGTATATTCGGGTCCGTATCCATCAATACGCGCCTGTACAATCAGAGCCGACTTATCGCCCAAGAGCAAGTCATTGGGGTGGACGGGTGCTTGAATAATCTTTTCCAAGAATTTATCAATAGCCGTTCCCTTCTTCAATAGAACACGACTGGTGAGGATATCTTCCTCTGCCGTTGTCATGTGCCGTACTTCAATTTCACCTACTCCGCAAAGGGGATGACCCTCTGGATAGAAATTGCCGCCAGATGGTAAAGCTACCAAAGATGTTGGTCGGACAAATTCTAACGGAGATGGTGAAGAAGAGACATTCGTGTTGGATGCCCCTACTGTGGTTGCTGCCGTGGAAGGGGTGTTAATATTTTTACTACCCCCGCCAAGACGGTCTTCATTTCTACTCATCAATCACCTCGTTTCTTGTTTTGTGAGTGCATAATGCATTAGCATCTTACACTAATAAGTAGTTCTTGTTAATATTTTTTTCAGTTTTATAGCCTGTGAGCGTAATTCTATGGCGTCCAGTATTTGTTAGTAGCCGTAGTGCCAGTCGTAGAGGCATTAGAATTTTTATCTGTTTCAAGATAAGCCCAATCATAACGAAGTTCAATCTCGATATCGGTCAAATCATCGCCATCATAATCAAGGTCACCAAACTTAACATCTTTAATCCAAGCGTTCCAAAGAACCCATCGCTCAATCATGTTTCCGTCTGAGTCAATCTGCTCAATCTGAATTCGACCAAGAGCGTTGGTAGCCTTGGACTTTGACATAGTGCTGGTCATTGTCTCGTCCATCGCTGGTGAATAACCGCCTGCCTGAATAATATCAACCATTGTTGCTGCGCCATCTGGGTCAACGGGGTCTGCCAAAGTCATAGCGATGGTGTTCCACTCTACGCGACCGGGGTAGTAAAACGTGTGGTTAATATATTTGTGTGTGGACTCTTGAACAGTAAAACTGGGCTTCGCCACCTTCTTTAGCGTAAACATTGGAATGTTGTCATTATACAACACCCACCTAAATTGTCTCTTAGGGTCGCGTACACCCGTCGAAGCATCTGACCAAAAAGTTCCTGAACTCATTTTTTAATTTCTCCTTAAAATAACTTTACTACATTGAAGTAGCTTTTGCTTTCTCTCTATTTTTAAATAGTTCGGGGGAGAAGAAAATCTCCCCCGACTCTATTTTATTCTCTAGTCGTCAAAAGACGCTCCACTATCAGTAATCACGAAGTCAATCGCAATGTACTCAATTGCCTTTGCAGGCTTGAGAAGAATCTTTGCATACATGATATTTCTATCAATCAAATCTGGTGTGGTTGTCGTTTCGTCAAGAATAATCTTGTACTCTGTCAACCCGAAGCGACCCTTAACCGAAGCCAAGAATGGGTCTGCCTGACTAATAAACCTAACCCATGTGGTCTTGACGTTCTGGTCGAATAGAATTGTCTTCGCCATGCGAGAGATTTCTTTCTTCAAGTAAATCATCAGGCGACGGACATTGATTCTATCGAGAGCAGATGCGGTTAGTTGAAGTGTCTTCTGTCCGAAGATAACAATTCCTTCTGCGGGGAACTGAGCAATCGGGTTAATGTTTGCTTCATAAAGCTTGTCACGCTCCTTAGAGTTGAGTCGCAGACGAACGCCGTTAACTGGAATTCCAGCGGCTCCGTCAGTCAATCCACCTCGGGTGAACCCTGCTGGGGCAAACCAAAGTTCTGATTTCTTTGTTGAAGAAGCCATCGTTCCAAGGGCAGCGACGGAGGGGGGTGCCCAAAGGACGCG